TGCGACACGACGGCGGCATCATAGTTCCAATACCCAAACCTTCGAGGTACGGGTACCGAAATGTTGATGTGAACGCCGTCCCATCCATTTTTCCTCACGGCGGCCCACGACGATTCAACGTCGTGCACTACCGTGGAGATTGTGGTGGGTCCTCGTTGTTGGAATCGCTTCGGTAACTGATAGACCAGAGCCTTCCAAACTTTCTTGAGACTCGGAGCACGAAGCTCCGGGGAACCCAAGCGAGTAGAAAGAACGGTAATCTGGTTAACCAGTGTAAGAGTACCTTGATCATCGAGAGGCTCCTTCCAGTAGATCGGAGTGACCGAGACGCCATTGAAGGCATCCTGACCACACGACTCACGGAAGTAGCCTGACGAGAATGACTTCTCAGTATTAACTTTGAAGCCACAAAACTCAAGGACCCTAACGATTGTTTCAAATGACTCTGTAGGGACCACGAGGTCGTCGCCATAAATAGCGACATCCTCGTTTACTGAACTACAAAGGGCCCAAAATAGCAGACTTTCGAGTTCGAAAGTGTAGCCATTACCCATGCTTGACCACTTGTGGTAACTCTTCCATTCGCCATCAAGGCGATACGAAGGGCTTCTCATAGCGGCAAGCACGGTGAGCCACGGTTCCGGCAACAATGCCAGAACTACCTCCTTTGATACAGTGTCGGAAGCGGATGCGAGATCAATAGTCGCATACTTACCAGTATACGACGAATAGGTTGCCAACGCTTGGTTCAGACCCTGGTAGTCTAGGTTCACCCCGAAGTGTTTGAGACGGTTACGAATGTAACGTCCCATCCCCTTCTGGAAGAAAATATTCCACCTTGGTTCGACGGCGATGGGCCTATCGGTCTTCGCACTCTTAGGAACAAATGTGACCGCGTTACCCCGAGACATCTCTAAATTGAGACGCCCCGTTTCGAGGTTCCCTACGAAAAGCCTTCCTATGGACGTTAGTTCACAGAAAGTGTTCAAGTAGGGGTAAGCCCCGAAGGTAACGCATCCTGGTGTTGACAATTTATTGTATGCGGAAGTCATTCCGCGCTCAGTAGAACCGTCTGCTCCAGGTCCGAAATCACAGAGCTCCGTCCACTTATACAAGTCATCACCGAGAACCTTACCGATTTTTCTTCGAGCAGAGTGAATTACCTGCTCCAAGTCGGGTTGAAGTTTTAGCTTCGACCGACGGTAGGCTCCCCAAGTGACGTTTGTTAAGCGACAAAGCTCCTCGGACTCTACGAACTTATCCTTGGCGACCTGGCGCTTGTCAAAGCTCGTCGGCAGCCACTTAGCTTTACTCAAAAGCTTCGTGGCCTGATGGGCCTTGAAGAAAGCGTCTGGGTCATTGAAATCCAAGGGGTTCAATCGTAGATTAGCGATTTCGTCCCACATCTTGTGCCGAAGCAATATTACTACTGCTAGGGCACGGGGACAATCGAGAGCGCGCAGGATAGCTTCTGCTACCTCAGCGTGACGATTGAGCTCGTGCTCTTTCATAAACTCTCCATTGGATGTGAGTTCGCTTGCTAAAGGCGAACCAAGCGGTTAAAGCGGTGATCTGTAAGGATCACATCAGATCCCTCTTCCTCTCGCATCAGTTTTAATGACGCAAGAAGGATAGGGTTCCTGAAAACCGCCATATGAACCCGATTTGCTGAGAGGAAACCCCTCAAGCATCTCAGGAACTTAGCTCGGAACTCCGAGTTCAAGTCGCTTTTCAACGACCTGAACGAGGAATATAGTCCAAGTAAGTATGGCGACAGCTCGTCAGCATCCACAACATCTAATATGTTGTGGAGAAATTCGAGACAGCCGGCGAAGAAGAAATGACGCCTCCATCGGCGACTACAGT